TATCGCCCCTCGCGGTGCGCCCCTGCCAACCGGGGAAGCTTGAACCGTTCGGCTGTCTCGGCGCCGTCCGGTAGGTCTTATCTACAGGTGTGCAGATCGGTTTACAACAGGAAAAACGCATCGGCCCTCAATTTTTTTCTTGAGACAGTTGGACGCCCTCAACCAAAATATTTTTCTATCGCGCACGACACAATCCACCTCCGCTGGGCCTGCCAGTTAGACGACGCCTATGGAGAGGAACCCCCGCAGTCCTCTCGCCGCATCCCCGCAGCTGCCCCTGGCCTGCCCCTCGTCCCCTCTCGCATAGCTCGCGTATGTCAGACCGCGTACCATTAGGACGCGGGCTGACATGACCAGAGCCAGCAACTCCAAGGCTCACGCGGCGCCAGCCCTCCCGCTGTGCCACGATGTGGGCCAGATGGACCCCCACGGGGTCTGATCTCAGGATCAATTCAAAAACACGGCTAAAGGTCGTTGTTGTTGTTCATCCCCCGGAGCGACCCCCAGGGGGCCTCCGACCCCACCCCGTCTTCGCAGACCCCCGCACCCCTTTAGGTTCCCCCTTCGGGCACCAAGACCCCGGAACCCCGCGCCATGCCCGTTGAGAACGCCTCGCGGATCGACCAGCTCGATCCCGCCATGCCTCCCGCCGACGACCAGATCGCGGAGGGCCAGGCGCACATCCGCCTGATCAAGGCCGCCCTGAAGAACTCCTTCCCGAACCTCGCCGGGCCCGTCACCGCGACCCACACTCAGCTGTCCGCAGCGGGGAACTTGGCGACCCGCGTCTCGGACCTCGAGGGCAACCGGGCGCGTACCGACGTCGACACCGCGTTCGCCGGGCTAGTCGACGTGGCCGGCTCGGTGAACGGTCGCGGGGGCATCTTCGAGAACACCAAGCGTCTGGTCCCCCGCGGCATCATCGCTTGGTGGTACGGAGCGCCCGAGCAGTGCCCGGCCGGCTGGCAGCTCTGCGACGGCTCCAACGGCGCCCCCGATCTCCGGGGTCTGTACCTGTTCGGCGCCGGGAACGGCCTGAGCCCCTATGCGCGGGTCGGCGAGAACAACGTCTCGGTCTCAACCAGCGCGTCCGGGTCGCACGGCCACACGACCGACACCCAGGGCCGCCACGCGCACTCCGCGCAGACGGACATCCAGGGCATCCACCACCACGGCGGCTCCACCCAGGGCCACGCGCTGACCGACGACCAGATGCCCCCGCACACGCACCAGGTGGGCACCGAGGGCGGCAACGGGAACGACCCCGACGGCGTGCCTGACAGCGACCGCGTGCAGAACTTCGGTGCTGGCAACGGGCCGAACCGGGAGACCTCCGCGGCCGGCAGCGGCAACCCCCACGCGCACGGCATCGCGCTGGACGGCGGGCATCAGCACGGCGTCGCCGTCGAGCCCACCGGTGAGCACGCCCACAACACCTCCGTCGCGCCGAACCACGCCCACACGGTCTCCTTCGACAACCGCCCCCTGAGCATTGCGCTCTGGCCCATCATGAAGTCCTGAAGCACCCATGGCGATCCTCCCCGTCCGCAACCTCGCGGAGCGGGGTCTGCTGCTCGATCCCCACCCCTACGACCTCCCGACGAACGCCTTCACGGGCGGCTCCAACGTCCGCTTCGAGGTCGGCAAGGCGCGGCGCGCGCCGGTGTTCCGCACGATCACCGCAGCGGTTCCCGATGCCCCGCAGTTCTGCGTCGGGTACCGCGCCGCGGCCGGCTTCGACACGGTCTTCACGGTGTCCCGCACGGCGCGCGTCTCGTCCTTCGCCGACGGCATCACGGAAGACGTGACGCCGGCCGGGTGGGCCGCCACGACGTCCGACCAGCCGTGGACCTCTGCGTACCTCGGCGACGTCCTGTACCTGAACCGCCCGTCGCATGTCCCCGCGGCCATCCGCCCCGGCGACACGGACTTCGCCACGCTGCCCGGCTGGGATGCCACGCACCGGGCCCGAGCCATGCGTGCCTACAAGGACGTCGTCGTCGCCTTGAACATCTCCAAGGGCGTCGACCGGCACCCCACGATGGTCAAGTGGTCCGACATCGCCCTGGCCGGCCAGACGCCGGGCTCCTGGGACGTCACCAACCTGAGCGGCACGGCCAACGAGGTCGAGATCGCCCAGGTGGACAGCGGCTGGGTCGACGCCGCGCCGCTCAAGGACGGCATGGTGCTGTACTCCGAGAACCAGATCTGGGCGATGGAGTTCACCGGCGACACCAGCGACGCCTCGCAGAACCTGTTCACGTTCCGCCCGCTGTTCTCCGACGGCGGCCTGATCTCGCCCAACTGCGTCGTCGAGGTCCAGGGCAAGCACTACGTCTTCGGGCCGACCGACATCTACGTCCACGACGGCATCCAGCGGGAGAGCATCTCGGCCGGCCGCGTCCGCGAGTGGGTCTACGGGAGGCTGAACAGCCGGCTCAGCGACCGCTGCTTCGTGCTGCACATGCCGAAGTACAGCGAGATCGTCTTCGCCTTCGTCTCGGGCGACAGCCAAGCCCACTTCCAAGACCCCACCGGCTGCAACCGCGGCGCGGTGTTCAACTACTCGACCGGGGTCTGGTCGCTGATCGACCTGCCCAACGTCACCGCCGGCACCCTGGTGAACGTCGACCCGACGCTCCTGTGGAGTTCGCCCCGCGCTTCCCAGTCGTGGGCCGCGGTGGGCGGCAGCTGGTACGACCTGCGGGACGGCTACGAGGACCACGTCGTGTTCTCCTGCCAGTCTGGCGGCAAGGTCACCAGCCACAAGCTGCTCGCCTACGACCACATGGACCGCGGCTCGCTCTCCTACCCGTACGACCCCGAGTGCAACTCCCCGGCCTTCGTGGAGCGCATCGGCATCGACCTCGATCAAGAGGGCTCCGACCTGACCACGTACAAGGTGGCCAAGCGGATCTTCCCGCAGGTCTCGACGTACCGCGACATCCCCCTGGTCATCCAGACGGGCAGCTCGCTGACGCCGTCGGGTCCGGTCAAGTGGGGCCCCGGCGTCTCGTACGACCCGAAGAAGCAATACAAGGTCGACGTGAGGGGCGGCGGGCGGTACCTGGCCGTGCGCTTCAGCATTGACCAGGCGGCCGACTTCGAGATCAGCGGCTACGACATCGACGTGGCCCCTGGGGGTCGCCGCTGATGGCCCTGACGCGCCCCACCCCCTACCGCCGCTCCACCAGCCCATCCCTGGCCGGCGGGGAGCTTCGCTTCCTGATGGACCAGCTCCAGCGCCTCGAGACCACCCTCGGGGATCTCTGCGCGCTGTGTCCCCAGGAGGCCGACGCCGCCCCCGCCGCGCCCCGCTCGGGGATGCAGCGCCTCGCACGCGCCCCGTGGCGCCCCGTGGCCGGCCAGACAGCCGATGCCTGGGTCTACTTCGACGGACCCAGCTCGACATGGAAACTCCTCTGATCGTCCCTGGCGACTTCGCCATGGCTGACGACCTCGCGCCTCGCCTGCGTCACGCCGACGCGGACGAGCTGCGCGCCAACGGCCGGGAACCCCACGCGGGGCTCCTGCGCGCCTGCCTCCTCTCGTCCCAGCTCGACGCCATCGTCGTGGCTGGGCGCCCCCTTGCCATCTTCGGGTTCGCCGACATGGGAGACGACACGGCCTGCCCGTGGCTCCTCGGCTCCGAAGACCTTGTGACCACGCACCGCGCCTGGTTCATCCGCCATAGCCCCGCCATCGTCTCCTCTGGGGACCACCGGTGGGCGCGCTTCAGGAACCGCGTCGACGCCCGCAACTCCGTCCATGTCCGCTGGCTGCGGTGGGTCGGGTTCCGCGTCGATCCCCCGGAGGCGTTTGGCCCCTTCGACCTCCCCTTTCATTCGATCTACCGGGAAGCTCCCAATGTGTGACGTGACCGCCGCCGTCGTGGCTGGAACGGCCGTGGCCGGCGCCGCCGCGTCCACCATGAACAAGCCCAAGGCCCAGACGACCACCTCCGACAACTCGCCCTGGGCCGCCCAGCAGCCCTACCTGCAGACCGGCATGGCCGCGGCGCAGGAGCAGTTCGACGCGGGCAAGGCCCAGGGCCCGTACACCGGTGCCTACTCGGCCGGCCTGACCGACGCCCAGAAGCTCGGCTACCAGAACGCGACCGACTACGCCCAGGGACCCGGCGCCTCCCTCGCGTCCCAGGCGGCCGGCTCCTCCGCGGCGCTGATGGGCTCCACCTCGCCCTTCCTGCAGAATGCCGGCGCGCTTGCCGCCAACGGCTCTGGCCCGATGAACTCCACCGCGGCTGGCGTCCTGACCGGCGCCGCGAATGGCCAGGTGCTGGGCCAGACGACCGCCGCCGGCACCACCGGCCTGGCTGGCCAGCAGGGCGCCCTGAGCACCGCCCAGGGCCTCTCTGCGAAGGCCGCCGGCGACCCCAACGCCGGCATCCTGGCGGGCGCGCGGGGCTACGTGGACAACGACCTCGTCCAGGCCCAGGTCGACGCCGCGACGCGCGACGTGACCACCAAGTTCTCCAACGAGACCATTCCGGGTCTGAACGCCCGCGCCATGGCCGGCGGCAACGTCAACTCGGCACGCGCCGGGGCGGCCGAAGCTGTGGCCCGCACGGCGGCGCAGAACCAGGCGGCCGATATCTCCACCGCCATCCGCTCGAACGCCTATAATACCGGCCTGGCGACCTCCCTGGCAGCCACCCAGCAGCAGAACGACCTGGCGCTCGGGGCCAACGCCCAGACCGCCTCCACGGCCGGCGCGTTGTCCAGCCTCGGCGAAGGCCAGCGGCAGTTCAACGGCGGCAACCAACTGTCAGCCGCCACCTCGCTCGGCCAGCAGAGCCTCCAGCAGCAGCAGATCGACGCGAACACCCGACTGCAGGCCAACGGCCAGCTCGGCCAGGCGGCCCTCTCGGGGATCGACGCCGCGAACGCCGCCGGCGCGCTGTCCGACGCCAACACGACCCGCCTGGTGGGCGCCGGTGAGGCGTACCAGGGCGAGCAGAGCCGACAGCTGCAGGAGGCCCAGGCGCAGTTCTACGCCCGGCAGCAGTACGACCAGCAGAACCTGGGGGCGTACTGGAACATCGTCGGGAACCCGATGGGCTCCACCACCAGCACCACCACGCCGGCGGCACAGGGCCAGAGCATGGTCCAGGGCGCCCTAGGCGGCGCGGCGGCAGGCGCCGGGCTCTACAGCTCGATCTACCCGTCGACCGGCGGCGCAGGCGGAACCATCGGCCAGGCCACCAGCGCCTACAAGCCCGTCGTCAACCCGAAGTAAGGAGCCTCCCGTGAGCGGAAGCCTGACCCCGTACACCCCCTGGGGCGCTGCCGCTCACCCAGGCGCGCTGCCCCCGTGGATGCTGCCCCAGGCGCTCCCCGCGCCGAAGACGCAAGCAGCCCCCCTGGCTGTCCAGCCGCCCGCGCTGGAGGCCTCGGCGCCAGCCCCGGTGGTTGACCTGCAGGGCGCCCTGTCGCCGCCCCCGGCGCCTCCCCCGCAGGCCCCAGTGGCGGTCGAGCAGCCTGCGCTCCAGGGGCCCCCGATGCCGCAGCCGGAACCCCAGGGCGACGTCCAAGGTCTCCTGGCGCGGCTCCGCGCCGAGCAGGCTCCGCAGCCCGCCCCTGCGCCCGCTGCAGCGCGCCCTGCGCCGGTCCCGATGCCGAACCCTGGGGCGGGGCCGCAAGCTCCCAGCAGCGACCCCTACGTCTCC